TAGGTACTGCAAAAAAGAAATCACAAACGATATGAGCTTTTTATCATTTTATGGTGGAACTCATGCACATTTTAAATGCGATAGGGAATATAACAACAATGAAAAAACTAACACCTAGACAAAAGACTGCTCTTGCTAGACACAAAAAAACACATGGTCATACCAAGAAGCATATTAGCGAAATGAAAAGATTAATGCTCAGAGCTAAGAATCCTCTGTCATTTACACAAGCACACAAACAAACAATGAGAACTAAAGGGAAATAACAATGGCAAAAAGAAAAGGTCTATACGCAAATATTCATGCAAAAAGAAAAAGAATTAAAGCTGGTAGTGGTGAAAGAATGAGAAAGCCTGGTACTAAAGGTGCTCCAACTGCTGCTAATTTTAAAAGAGCTGCAAAGACAGCTAAAAAACCAAAAAGTAAAAAGAGGTAAATAATGGCAAGTAAATTTTTAAAGCAAAACTTTAAATCTATGAATGAGGAAGATAAAGATAAGTTTAATAAAGAAGCTACAAAAGTTTTTAATGAGTACAGAAAAAAAATTACTGGTGCAGCAGTTGGGGAGAAAGAGTTAGAGTTTATAAACAAATCTCTACCTAAAAATATTAGATCGTTAGAAGCTATGAAAAAATTATTAGAAGAACAAATGTAATTACCGAATAGGAATACTTACTTATTTAGTAGGTATAGTTCTAGCTTTAGCTAGTGGGAAAGGGTGGGTACAGAATCAATTGGTATAGGTATAATTGGACTTTAGATTTGTCATGTTATAGTATTGATTCTAGAGAAAGATAAAAACTAACAATTGTGATCTATACCAATAATATACCAAGTAGCAGATTTGCTAATAATAATAAGAATAATTTGATTGTTATTAGTGATTACAAATCAATTGCTCTACCAACTGAGCTACAAGGGCATACTGAAAAAGCTTATATATATAGCCGAATTGAATCGCAAGATTCTTTTCGGCTTTTTTTTTATGCCCAAAATATAAATAGAATCGGTAAGTTCTATACCTTTTTTATACCCTTGATAGCTATACTTTGGAAATACCAGGAACAAAATGATTGTAAAATAAGGGAAAAAACACCAATTGATTATTTGCAATACTGTTATAGGTATAGTATAACATTGTTATAACTTAACTAATAGAGGAGAGAATATGAACAAGTTAATAGAGAACAACATAAAAAAAATAGTATGTGAAGTAAATGGTGATGAGTACGATGGACTATCGTTTGAGTTTTTATTTTATAATGACAAAGACGAATTTTCATTCAAGGAACAATACAGCGAAGATGATGTAGTTAATGTAGAAAAAACATTAGGTACAATGTTGTATGGAACTATAGCATCTAGGCTAGGTAGAAAAAAATGTTTGCACTACATAAACACTAAAACAAGTGGTGCTGATTTTGTAATTAACGATGTAGGAGGGAGAGCATAATGGAACTAAATATTAAACCGACTACAAAAAATGGTAAGAGAGTTTGGCGATACTCTTACTTTGGGTTAGATGGTAAAGTTAAATTTATTTCTAACAAAAGCAAATCAGTTGTAGAAACTTTAGCTAAAGAAAAAGTAAATGATGTGGGTATATACAAAACATCTTCATCACAAATTTTTCTTAGTGAAGCTAATATAAGTTTTATGCAGCACCAAGATTACAAAAGAGCAGAAAGCAAAATAGGTACATCTACTATAGATAACTATAGCAGCTTTTACCTAAATCATATTCTGCCTTACTTTGGTAATGTAGATATAAGACTCATAGATAAAGATAAGGTTTTTAATTTTGTTGATTTTTTAAAAAACAAAATTGTAAACAAACAGATAAACTCTGATACTGTTAGAAAAATCTTTAACACACTTAGCCTTATTATTCAGCACCAGGTAGATATAAATAAATTATCTAAAAATGTTTGCAAAGATAAGCATTATCTAAAAACTATAGTAACTTCTAAAAAGGTAGCTAAACCTATAGATTTTGATGATTGGTCATTAGACAAGGTTGCTAACATTGTTAGTGATATAAGCAATCCCATGATACAGCTTATGTGTATGGTTATGCTTGAAACTGCTGCCAGACCAAGTGAGGTTAGAGCCTTAGATAGAAAAAGCTTATTGTTTAAAAACAATATACCTATGATTAGATTTGATAAGGCAGTCAAAGCTAAAAAAAAATTAGGTGGTACTAAAACTATTAATGGTGTCAGAACTATGGTCATTTCTACTGCACTAAAGGATAGATTAACTAACTACCTTAATACTTTGCCTAGCAAACAAAATAGCTTGTTTCTAAATAGCAAGGCTAAATATATATGTATAGAAGCGATTATAAGCCACTTAGAAAGGGCATTAGCTAAGAATAGGGTACAACTACCCATAGATAGAAAGTCGTACTTCTTTAGGCACTATACAGCTACTTACTGGGCATACACTAAGAAATATACCAATGCTTTAGATTTAGCTAGAGCTTTAGGTGATAAGGATATTAACTTTGTCCAGGACACTTACATCAAACCATTTCAAAGCAATGGTGATGAGGTGCAGAACATTGATTATCAAAACAAACATTACAATTGGAAATAAGGAGAGAGATATGGATATAATAGCAAAAGCAGTAGCAGAAGCATTAGCTAAAAAAAATATAGATGTGCAAGGTGAGTACACTAAAGCTTGTAGAGGAAGTAGGCTTTGTGGAAAAAATATACCAATGGGTAATCCAAATAAGAGAAACATTTTACACAAAGGTATTTTGCACACAGATCACACTATAGAACAACCTACAACTAAGGAGGACTAATGAGTGATTACAGGGTTAAGATTACAATAAGAAATAATCGTTTGTTAGAAGCTTTAGAAAAAAAAGGTTACACTAACAATGGTAAGCCATCTGTAAGAAAATTTTGTAATGAAAATAATCTTGCCTATATACCAACCAATTTAATTTTTAGTGGTAAAGAATCTGCTATTAATAAATTTGGAAAAATAAAACCTGGAGTACAAAGAGTTTTAGATTTTCTAAATCTTACTGTTGATGAAGCTTTTACTAATAGACAACTTAAAGGTTTTCATAAAAATTCTTTTGAAATAAAAGCAAAAGAAAAACAATTGTTACAAATTGCAGATAAACAAACAATGGAAATTAAATTGATGCAATCACAAACTGATAGCATAATAGATAATATTAGAACTGTTGTTTTGTTAGAGTTAGGCAAAAGATATGAAATAGTTTGGGATGGTATAAATCAAGGTAGAACCTTGCAATCTATAGGTGATGAATTAAAAGTTAGTAGAGAGAGAGTAAGACAAATGTATGGAAGAATAGAGCAAAAAATAAAAAACAAAGTTGTTTTTAACAAAGATAAATTAATTGAAGCTGGTGCAAAAGAAGTGTACCCAAAAGTAAATATACATTAATCACTTATACCAATACTTATCGTAGTTCTTTTTATCATAGGGAACTACATCCCATTCAATTTTTCGTTTAATACTTTTTTTAGCAAACTCCCTAGCTTCTTTTTCTAATGCAAACAAAGAATTAGAAAAGCTAGTAAATTTATCTTTAGGTTTCCATATTACAAAATACATAAAAAAAAAGGGGGAGATTTCTCTCCCCCCAATCACACAACAAATAATATAAGAGTTCTTTTACAAAGCTCTTATAGTTTTCACATTTAATGACACTTACTTTTTATATTGATCCCATACTCTTTTACAGAGGGAGCTATTGGGTTATTATTTGGAGAAGTGTCTTGCCCTAATAATTCTTCTAAATTTATATCTTCTAAAAAATAAGTAATTGGTTTTTTAAAAAATGCTGCAATCATTAACAGCTTAGGTAAGCTAACACCATTAGCACCTTTCTCAAATTTTTGAATCTGTTGGAAAGTTACACCTAAAAATTTTGCTAACCTTGATTGTGTAATTAACATTTTAACTGGTTTGTAAGTACCTCTAAACTCACCATCTACTATTTCTTTAACTGATCTATAATAATTTTCTCTACAATATTTTATTTTTTTACCAATAGCTTTTGCTATTGTAATTTCAAAATCTGTTTTTGATTTACTCAATGCCATCTTTCTCTCCTTTATAATATGCAGACTCCTAGCCTACAGTTTGTTACAACTTTTAAGTTAATCAGTAATTAAGGTTGTGCATGAATGAATTTTGAGTCTTCATTTTCAACACAAACAATCTGTCTATAAGTTTTGATATAAGATTTAAAAGCCAACACAGATTTATTACATTGCCTACTATTTGTTTTAGGCTTTTGCATAATTTCGCTGTGAAGTTTATTAAGCTTTTCATATCTTCTTAATAGACTATTACTCTTTGCCATCCTCAGTTGTTCCTTTGTTAAGTTTAATCCTAGATTTATCAAACTTAATATCTAGGACAGTTACCCTAGCATCATCGCTAGGAGTATTTGATTTTGCAGCTATTTCTGCATTGTCAAATTCTTCATCAACTTTAAAGTTAGCTTCAAAAAAACTTTCTTTAATTA